CTTGCCCAATGTTAATTTAGAAAACCCTTCGCTTATCTCCATGTTTGTGTGGGGAAGTATTAGCTTAATTGCTTATATTTAAAATCAACGCAATCTCTAGCTTTTTTTACTGGCGGAGTAAGAACCATATCTCCAGACATAGAAGTTGACTGGTCTATCAATGATACATTTTCATTTTTGTGTGATAATAAAATATTTCTTCAATTTATAAATCAAAAAAATTCATTAGGCAATGATATTTTTAATGCAGCATTTAGCCAAGAAGTTCTTCTATTAAAGCCAGAAGAAGATCAACTAGTCTCACTGGGAGATATTTGGAACGGCACGACATTTACCTCACCAGAGTAAAATGTCTAAATGGGAAGAATGGAAAAAAGCCGTAGGTGATTCTAGACCATGGCATTTATTAGATCCATTAAAAGAAATAAAAGATCCCGAAATAATTAAAAAAAGACTTGATATTTGCAAGTCTTGTGAATTTTACATAAAGGCAACTACTCAATGCAAAAAATGCGGGTGCCTAATGATAGGCAAAACAAGATTATCTAATGCAGGTTGTCCGATTGGAAAATGGCATAGAGAAGACCTTTAAAAAATCAAAACATTATGATACAATAGATATAGAGAGATAGGTAAAAAATGACACAATATCAAGATCCACAAGATCACTGGTTTAATAAAGATAGATCAGAAACTGCATCAAATAGACTGGCGGAAAGAAAAGTAAATTCTACTATAACAACAACAAATCCAGGATTAGGCTTGAATATTTATCATAACACATTTTCTAAAGAAGATGCAGAAAGATATATTAAAACTCTTGAAGAAAATTTAGATGGAACAAAAAGATATAAATGGTCAGAAGCTCAAGTAACAAATTCTACAACGCCAGTAAAAAAAGCTAGAGATTGCGTTGATTTTAAATATAAGCAAGAAAACTTAGGGCCAAGAGATGATTTTAATGCTCCACTTATAGATTTGCATGAAGAAATTTATCAAAAATTAAAACTTTGTATTGATGACTATGCAAGATATTGGGGAATAAATGTAACTTATTATGAAGCATTTAATTTTGTAAAGTATGAAGGTGAAGGAAAACATTTTAGAATACATGCAGACCATGGACCAGCATACAACTGTACAGTATCAGCAGTTATATATATAAATGATGACTATGAGGGCGGAGATTTATATTTTCCAAGGTTAGACAAGTTGGTTTATAAACCAAAAGTTGGAGATATTGCCGTATTCCCTTCTAACTATATTTATGAGCATGCCTCTCTTGAAATGAAAAGTGGAACAAAATATTGTGTAGTTGTAATGACTGATCTTAATGATAGAGCTCACAAAGGAATGATGTGACGGAAAGTCAAGACGAAAATTTAATATTATTCAGAGCAGCACTACCAGGACTTGATAAAGAAAGTCCCTCTGTTCCATCTCCAACACAATCTCAAATTCCAGAGTGGTATAAAGATGCAGATAGATTTGCAAAAATGCCAAACGGAGAATATTACAAGGCTCCAAAAGGAATGTGTCCTTATCCAAAACCAGGAACAACAGATGATTATGGAATGATTCCGACATGGAAAGCCTGTCCAGCGATATTAGATGCTTTCATTACTGGTTATGTTTTTAAAACTCCTTGTGATATAAGATTTTTTAAAGATAAATATGGCAAAATAGACTTTAAAGTTGAAAATCAAAAATACAAACAATTTTGTACTAAAAGAACTCCGATGCCGCAATTTCATCATCCAGAAGGATATTACCAAGATCACTTTGCATGGTTTCCAGACTGGGGAATAAAATTGCCAGATGGCTATAGTTGTTTATATATGACTCCAATGAATAGGTTTGACCTTCCATTTTTAAATACAACTGGGATAGTCGATAATGATAAGGTTAATCTTTCTGGCTCATTTCCATTTTTTATTAGAGATGGTTGGGAAGGCACAATTCCAGCAGGAACTCCATATATGCAGATCCTTCCATTTAAAAGAGAAAACTGGTATCATAACATTGAGTTCCCCTCAGATAGAGAAATACAGATGGAATTTTTTAATAACGCTAAAACGTATAGAGTTCCCGACGGCGGAATCTATAAGACCAAAGTTTGGTCTAGAAGAGAGTATAGGTAATATATGCAAACATGGACAGAAAAAGAAAATTTCGGTAGCGGTATAGTATGCTATAGAAATGTCATCAAACCAGAAATTGATGTTATAAATAGGCTAGAAAAGATTCTTGCTCCTATAGGAACCACTGACAGATATGCTTGGCAACCAGCATATGTTGGCTATAAGCAATTGATGCCAGACTATAGGGACTGTGTTGATTTTAAATTTAAAAAGACAGACCTGCAGTTTGATAAGAGTGAAACATCACTAGCGCTACAATCTCTATGGCAAGATGTATATGATGTACAATCAGTTGCAGTAGATGACTATAGAAAAGATTATAATATTATGGAATTGAAATATTGGGAAGCATTTAATTTTATAAAGTATGGCCCAGGGCAACACTTCCAAGAACACCATGATCATGGTTTTTCATATAACTGCACAGTGTCTTTGGTAGCTTATCCAAACGATGACTATGAAGGTGGCGAATTATATTTTAGATTACAAAATTTAAATATAAAGCCAAAAGCAGGAGACTTATATATATTCCCTTCAAACTTTATGTATCCTCATCGTGCCATGCCAGTGCATTCTGGAACTAAATATTCAATTGTAACAATGTTGGATTATAATAAAAAGTTCCATACTCCAGAGATGTATAAGCCAGACGAGGACTAATGTTTAATATTTCAGTTGAAAAAACTCCAGATTCAATTTTCAATATTGAGCCAATGTCTATTAAAAGAGATTGGATGGATGCAACATCAGAAAACCATGCGTATAGGTGCTTTCCAGTAACACAAGCTAATGTAATAGGATGGAGTCTAACCTGCACAGAAAATATAGCATTTACTTGGGATGGTATCAACGATCAAACAGACACTCATGTTAAAATTCATAGTCCAAATGGATCATACTCTGGCAGAGGGCAATCGTCTATTAGCCTAAATACTGGTTTAATTTTTAGAACAGATAAAGATGTAAGCATTTGGACTATAAACCCAGTTAATTATTTTAATGAAGATTTTGAGACAATGTCTAATTTAATAAGCACATCTTTTTATGACAATCCGTTGCCGTTAGCGATTAAAGCTAAGAAGGCAAATGTAGAAACTCTAATTAAGGCTGGCACTCCAATTGCAACTATTATTCCTATATCTTTAAGTAATTTAAACAATACTTCTATTGAAATTTTTGAATATAGAGATGACGATAGATCAAGACAGCAAGCCAATATTGCTTATGGAGAAGCGGCCCAAGTAATAAATTCTTCTGGCAAATGGACCGACTGGTATAGAGATGCTGTAGATGAAAAGGGCAATTCTCTAGGAGAACATGAGACAAAAACATTAAGACTTTCTGTAAAAGACAATAGACGGACTCGATCTTAAAGGATGGTATAATATAATTATGGAAATAACTAATAAAGATATTCATTTACATGCTTTAAAATCAATAACTCCTTCTGGCTTTTATGGTAGCAGTAAGGACATGATTGTTGAGCTTGAAAATTTTATGACTCAAGAAGAAATAGAATTTTTAGAAAAATCTGCAAGATCTATAACTATTTGGGATGTTACAGAAGATCATTATAATGAGGAAGGAACTGTTATATATGACTCTAGTTACTGGAAAGATAGAGTATGTAGTGCACCCTCACTTAATAAAAATGATCCAAAAATCGTGCCAGTTTTGATCGGCCTTTTTGAAAGATTAAAGCCAATTATAGAAGACTTTTATAAAGTAAAAGTTCAACCGACTGGACAAACAATCGTTAGGTGGCTTCCTGGACAGTTTCAAAACCCACATGCAGACAAAGAATTACATGTTGGAGAAGATGCTGGAAAGCCTAATGATTTTCCTTGGTATGACTTATCTAGTCTATTTTATTTAAACGATGACTATGAAGGTGGCGAACTGTACTTTCCTCTCCAGGACGTTAAGTTTAAACCTAAAAAAGGCGCAGCGTATTTTTTCCCAGGAGACAAAAATTTTATTCACGGAGTTACAGAAATTAAAAATGGCATAAGATACACATGTCCATTTTTCTGGACAATTCTTGAACATACAGGAGACAGAAAACCATGAACCTAATAAAGCATGCTGACAATATTTTTATATATGAAGATTTCTTATCGCCAGAAGAGTCTGCTGCTGCTATAAAAGTTTTAGACAAGCAGGCATCTAATGGTAAGCTAGATTGGATGCCTATATCATTTTATGAGTCATATTCTTCGGTGACACCTCAAGACGGAGATCCAGAAATAGAAGAGTTTAATTTGCCATCAACATTTTTTTCTGATGTTAAATCTAAGATTATTGATTGTGTTGCTGAGGTAGCAAATAAAGATAGAAGTAGTATTTTTCAAATAGGATACCATACTCAAAAATGGGAACCAGGCGCATATGCCAGACTACATTCAGATAATACTGATGAAAAGGGAAATACTGGTCCATTTGCTAGAAGCAGATACGCAGCATTTTTATATTTGAATGATGATTTTGAAGGCGGACTACTTCATTTCCCATCACAAAATTTAACAATTAAGCCAAAAGTTGGAATGCTAGCGGCATTTGATGGCGGCTTTGAAAATATGCACGAAGTAACAGTTATAACAAAAGGTGTTAGATATACCCTAGGATCTTTCTGGGATGATCGAGACGAGTCAGACTATCCTCAAGAAGTTAGAGATGCATGGTCTGATGAGATGAAAAAAATTAGAGAAGCTCAAGAAGTTGAAAGAGCAGAATGGCAAAATCTTTTAAAGGAAGGCTATAAGCTAGACTTAGAAGGAAAAAAATATAAATTTAAGGAGAATGAAAATGAATAGAGAAATTTTAGAAGAAAATATTTATTACTACCCAGATGCTATAAAGGATCCTCAAAAGTTAGTAGAAATTATTGAAAAGACTGACTTGGGAGATTATGGAAGCTCAATTGGTAAATGGTCTGACTGGGATTCCTGCAGTGGTCAAATGTACAATTACGGTACAGAAAAAATTCTATATCCAACAGAAGAAGAAATGTCAAAGCCAGCAGAAGACAATGACATTAGTTATATGTTCCATATTATTAATGATGCATTTTATAATGTTTGTAAAGACTATGCTGTTTCAAAGGGAGACATGGACGAGCCAAACTATTATCCAGTATTCCCGATAAAAAAGTATAAGGCTGGCACTTTTATGGGAGCGCATTTTGACCAACAAGAAGGAGATAAGAGATTAAGATATTCATTGGTAATGTATCTAAATGATGATTATGAAGGCGGAGAACTTTCTTTTACTATAAAGTCCCCAGATGCACCAATCATCGAAGGTAAGCCAGATGAAGACTTTGATATAGCAAAAGAAAAAACCCCAGAGTTACTTACAGTATCAATCAAGCCAAAAGCTGGTAGTGTTGTTATATTCCCATCGTCTCCACCGTATCATCACACGGCACATCTAGTTAAAAGTGGCGCTAAATATATGGTACCAACACACTGGATGCATGAGGGCATAGCCGCTCCAAATCAATCAATGTAGTATTGTTCTTTTAGACTATATATTTGATATAATGGATTTATGTCTCCATATTCTAATAAGCCGAGAAGATACTTTTCAAACAAGATGTTTTCTCCGTATTTTCAGACAGATCATTACCAACGGTATCACGCTGATCTAGAAAATAAAATAGAGAAAAAATTCTTTAGTGTTTTAAAGTTTTTTATTAGAAAAGTAAAGAAAAAATAATGTCTTATAGGATAAAAGTTTTAAAAGATAGTCCTATCGGTTATTGGCCACTAGATGAGTCTTCTGGTACTGTAGCTGTGGATAATTCAGGCTGTGGAAATAATGGAACCTACAGCGGAATGTCTTTTTCAAAATTAATGCCCTTAGTATCTGGTGGGGTTAGAGGAACAAAGATAACAAATTCTAGTTCAATATCTTTTAACGTTACAAATAATTATTATGGGTCTTCAATAAGTGGAGGCGGGTTTGCAAATGCAAAAAGCTCTGACAATGACTTTTCTTTAGAAATTTGGTTTGCTCCATCTATATCTACAACTAACAGAACAACAATCTTTGCAGATATAACAAATTCAATTGGCATATACTATGAAAATAATAATATTTTATTTAAACTAAATTCAGAAGAACTTTACTACAATGTTAATAGTCAAGATAAAGTATTTCATGTGGTTGCAACTTATTCTAGAGGCACAATGCAAATATTTATAGACGGAGCAATGGCAGCAATAAAAAACCTTTCTTCTTTTAGATTCAGTAACACAAGTACGGGAACATTCACTATAGGACCAACATCAAATTCTTCTGATTCATTTCTTGTAGATGCACCAGCAATTTATAGATATTCCTTGTCTTCAAATAAAGTTATGTCACATTATTCTTCTGGAGTTTATCATGTAAACGCCTATCAAATAGTAAATCAAGACAAAGGATTCTTTTTTTCAACTCATGAAGAAAATTTAAAACCAAGTTATATTTATGAATATAGTGAAGATAAAGTAAAAGCAAGCCTAACATCAGATACTTATTATGATGAAAATGGAGGCTACGTTGGATTTTATGAATCTACTGGAGAAAAATCTTTAGTAATTTTTGACAGTATATTCCTACCTTCAGCATTACAAATAGTTTCTTCTAAAATACAATGGAGATCTGACAAAAATATAACCGTAGAAATGGGGACGGATGGCACAACGTATCCATATCTTCTTACCAATCATTCCTACCTACCACTTTATAATAAAGGTGAACCAATTGGAAATAGGTTAATATATTTAAAAATAACATTTAATACCAAAGATGCAACAAAATATTTTCCTAAATTTTTAAATTTATCAATT